TATTGGAGAAGATATATTAACAGACCCTTTAAATTTAGTAGGTGTAGGCTTAGCAGGTAAATTATCTAAAGCTGATAAAATAATAGATGCTACTAAAGCAGGAAGTAAAGTTTTAAATAAACTAGATGATGCAGTAAATAATATTAATAGAATAAAATTTGATGATTTTAAAAATGACAATGAATTTTTTAGAGTTATTGTTGGGGATGAAGCTTTTGAGATATAGTACAAACACAAAAAATAAGAACAAAACAACCTTCTTCTGTAAAAAATACTCCTCCAAACACTATTAATTTAGATAGAAGAGGTTCTACAGCATTTCCTTCTTTTAGTAAAGGAAGTCCTTCTTTAAGTTATGCAAATGATAATCCTAATCATTATATTATAAGAACAGCAGATGAATCTATAAAACCTTCTACTTCAGGAAGGCATGGAAAAGGTACTACTATGTTTCCTACAGATAAATCAGGGAAACATCTTACTGAATTAGATGCCTCTAAAGTTCAAGTATATAAACATGTAGGGAATGGAGAATATGAATTAGTAAATACAGCAAAACCAATAATTTCTTCTGTAGATGATGTAGTTAAAAACTTACCTAAAGTTGAAAATTTAGATAAAGTAAGTGAAAAAGTTATTACAGAAAATGTTGTTAAAGCAGGGTTTCCAAATCCTTTAACATTATTAACTAAACCAAAAACATTAATAGATAATGTTCTTGGGAGAAATCAATTAGAAAAAAATACTTCTAATTTATATAGAAAAATTGGAAATAAAAAAGGACTAGAATCTTTGATAGAAAATGAAGGAGCAATAAGTCCAGGGTATGACAATGTTTGGTTCTCTAAAGGGTCTCCTAATGAAGATTATAATGGGGTATTTGCAGTAGAACTATCATCTGATAAAATAGGGATAGGTAAAAATGAAATTTCAAAAGGTAAGGGTTTACAAACTGGATATAAAGTTACAAATAAAAATAACATACCATTAGAAGATTTAAAAGTTTACAGAAGAAGATTTTTATCTACTGCTTATAAAGAAATAGATAAAACTAAACTCGCAAATGAATTAAAAACAGCTAATATTCAAAATTATATTGAAAACCTTTGGAAATATGGCTCACAGGGTTATTTATTGCATGAGTTTCTTGCTCATGAGTTTCCTAAAGATTTTGATAAATGGACACCTAAAATTGAAAAATTTTATAAAGAGAAGATAAAACCTGCCAGTAACTCCCTAGATGAATATATGTGGAATTTAATCACAAAAACAAAATAAAAACAAATAATAATGAGTTGTAAACCTACATTACATAAAACAGGTGTTTATGAAATAGTAAATATTATTACAAATGAACGGTATATTGGTTCTGCATCAAGAGTAGGTAAAAGTAACAGTTTATCTGGATTTTATGTTAGATTTGATAAGCATAAGTTACTTTTAAAAAACAACAAGCATTATAATATTCATTTACAAAGAAGTTATAATAAATATGGAGAAAATAATTTTAATTTTAATGTACTTTCAATCTGTCCTTCTGAATATTGTATTAAATTAGAACAGTGGTTTTTAGATAATTTAAAACCTGAATATAATATTAGGAAAATAGCTGATAGTAATAAAGGAATTAAATTTACAGCAGAACATAAAGAAAAATTATCAAAAAGTATTAAAAATTCATTAAAAAATAAAGTAGATAATTCATATAGAAAAAGGATAGGTGAAACACAAAAAATTACAAAACTTAATAAAAAGAAGCCTTATAAAAGAACAGAACAAGGATTAGTTAACAATAGAATAAAAAGAAGAAGCCACTCTAATATAGCAAAATTAGATAGTGAAAAAGTAAAAGATATTAAGATAATGCTTAAAAATAAAGAAACAATGAAAACTTGTGCAAATAAATATAACGTACATATAGGAACAATTCAAGCAATAAAAAGTGGTTTAACTTGGTTTGATATAAAAATAGATTAAGTATGGGAAAATGCAAATTAACATATAAAGGTAAAAGATATGATTCTGTTGAAGAATTAGGTGAGGAATTGTTTAAACATAATTCACTTGAAAAAAATATTGAATATGAGATGGATAATATGGTACGTTCAATAAGTATCACTCCATCATCTTCCACTCTTGATAGGAATCAAAAAAATACTGAATTACAGTTAAAAGAGAAAATAAAAAGATTAGAAAAATTAAAATCATCTCCTTTATCTAACAGATATGAAATAGCAAATAGAATAAAACAATATGAAAAAACTATTAAAGATATAAGAAATATATCTAATGATGCATCTGCAAGAAGTAAATCTATAATTGACGTAGCTAATCAGGATTTAGAACAATTAGAGAAGAAAATAAGTATAGGTATACAAAAATCTCCAGAAACTTTGATAGATTATTTATATACCGCATCTTCATGGGTAAATATAAATGAAAAAGTAGATAAATCAATACCATCAGATGAAATAGGTAAAATAGTATCCAAAGCAACTATATTAGAGAGTTTAATTATAGATGAAATAAAGGATTACATTTTAAAAAATGCAGATCCAAGATTTAAAATGGCAAAACATGACCTAGAAGTATTAATTGCTGATTCTGCTCAAAGAGCTAAGGGATTAGATATAAAAGAGAGTAAAAATGTTTTTGTAAGATTTTTAGGTTCAGAATTAGAAAGAAATAGACTTAAAGAAAAAGATGCTAAAAAAGCAAGAATAAAAGAATTTAAAGATACTATTAGTAATTTATCAGAACAACAATTGTTACAAATATATGAAAGAGATCCTTCAACAGGAAAAATTAGAATGAATCATATACAAAGAGAATTATCTCAAAACTATAGGGATGATTTATTTAGTAATAATACAAAAAGATGGAATTTAAATACTAAGAAAATTACACTTAATAGATTGTATGAGGATAAGAAGAAAGGTATTGATATTACAAAAATAGTGAATGATTTAATAAATAATGGTTCATTCTCTAAAGTTGTTTTTGATGAATTATTTAGTAATATGGGATTAACTACTGCTTCAGCAGTTAATTCAGCGATAGCTGCTGGAAATAAAGAGCTTGATGCATGGTATGATAAAAATGAGGCTTATTTAAATCCATTAATTTTCTCAACTTCTGATGCTTCTTTAAGAGATCAATTAGTAAATGAATTTATAAATGAAGTTGGAGAAGAAAATTATGCAAAATCAGTAATAGAATATTCTAAAAAAAGATATGAAGAATATCTAGCTGAAAAAAAAGAAGTGACTGATTATTATAATACAATATCTTCTAATCCAGCTATTGCTAAAAAAAATATTGATGCCTGGGATTATAAAAATAATCCAGAGTATCATTATCAATATATCAAAGGAAATTTATCTCAAAATAAGAATACTTTTGTATCAAGAGTTCCTATTGGTATGATGGCTTTGTATAGAGCACCTAAAGCATCTGCAAATGCTTTTGATTCTAACTATTTAAGTATAATGTCCAATCCAAGTTTAAGGGAATATTATCATTTTGTAAGAAATCTTACATATGAAGGCTCTAAAGTTTTACCAGAAGAGATAAAAAACTCTACTGGTAGTAATTTTATGTTAGCTGTAAGAAAAAATTTAGTTAGTAAAATAAGTGATAATCCATCTAAAAGTTTACAAGAGCTTAATAAAGTAGGTATGGAATTTCTTTCATCTGAATATGACCCACATGTTGTTACAATTGATGAATTAGGAAATCCAAAATATAATATAATAGAAGGTAGATTTAGGGATATTGAAAGAGAAATTGAAAAATTAAAAAATGATTTAACTGTAGTAACAGATAATTCTAAAAGAGAAATAATAAAAAAGAAAATAAATGAACTTGAAACTTCTTTTAGATTAGATCCTGTTCAATCTGTATTAAATTATATAAATGTACTTGAAACTTATAAAACAAAGGCAAGTATAGAAGATTTTATGATTCTTGGCAATAGTCTTGTTCAAAGAGCAAAAGAAGCTACTAACTATGGATTAAAAGATGGTGCAAATCAAACAAAAGACAGTGTACAATATACAATACAGGCTTCTTTATATAATAGATTTAAAAATAATGAAAAATATGAACAATTCTCAGAGAATATTTTCTCTTTAAAAGATGTAATACCTCTTTTAAAATCTGATAAGGCTAAAGAAGCAATTAAATTAAGGAAAGAACTTATTGCTTTATTACCTTCTTATAACAATATTGTTGAAAAAGAATCTCAAGGTATTAAAATAACACAGGCAGAGAGTGATATTAAAAATAATTTTTTAAAATTAAAAGAACAATTTTATAATTTAGGTGGTAAGAGTATATCTGGTACAAAAATAGCAGATACTTCTATAAGGCTAACACAGTTAAAAATATTAGCATTTTCACCTATGAGCGCACTACATAATGCCGTATTTGGTTTATTAACTAATTTTCATGAAGCTACAGCAGGAGAATTCTTTACTAAAGATGAATTATTAAAAGCAACTATGGTAATGAATCATACTATGAAGAATTATTTATCTTTTGGAGCTTTCCAAGATGAACAAAGAAATAAAGTTGTAAATTTTATGGAAAATCAAAATATAACTTTTGATTTTCTTGAAAGTCATTATGGAAATGTTAGTTATATAGAAGATAAAGGATTTGGATGGTTAAAAAGTTCTGATTTTCATATGAAAGGAACTACTGTAGTTGCTGCAATGATGGCAAAAGATATAGATACAGGCAAAGGTAAAGCTAAAATATGGGACTTAATTAAAGAAAATGGGGAATTGGATGAAAATAAATTTACACCTCAAAGATGGAAAGAATGGCAAGAAAAAGAAAAATATGATACATCTCAATTTATAAGTGCTTTAATTAAAAAAATGCATGGTAATTTAGACCCATCAAATCCTGTTTCAGGTAAAAAAGATGTAGCATTAAGATTATTAGGACAGTTTAAATGGAGTTGGTTTGCAGAAGGATTTAATAGAAGATTTGGAGATGAAATATATAATGAACAACTTGGTGTTAAAACATCTGGTTTTTATATATCTACATATAAATTATTAAAAAATGAAGGATATACTATAAGAGAATTATTAAATCATTCTGACCCAAACATAAGAGCAAATGCAAAAAGAGCTGTTAATGAAATGGTAATGTATATAAGTATAGCTGCAATATGTCTAACATTAAAATATCTTGTAATGGCCTCTCTAGATGATGATGATGATAAATATAAATTAGCAGCTATTAGATATGCTTATAATTTATTATATAAATCTCAGCAAGATTTAGGTTTATATTTTAATCCAGTAGAACTGGGGAATATGACAAAAAATCCTATTCCAGCAATATCAGTTGTAAGAGATTTTGAAAAAGCTATTTCATCTACTACAAAAGCTGTATTTGATAGTGATTATGAAGGTAATCCTTATAAAGCATGGGGTAAAAATTTACCAATAGTGAGACCTATAATACAAACTCAAACTTTATTTGACAGAAATCTTGATGATATTATAAATTATTAGGCGAGAAAAAGGGGGTTGAACATATTATTCAACCCCCTAACTAATTTAAAATTAAATATTATTATTCTATTGTTTTATCATCTGAATCACCTCCGTATGTTATATAAGCATATTCAATTTGCTTAGAAATTAAATAATTAATTATATCTTTCCTTACATCTTTCATGTCATTAGAAACCTCCCAACCCTCTTTACTCCCATCAGTAGCAATCATGAAACTATAAAATCCATTGCATACACTTTTAACTATTTCTGTTAACATAGGAACATAACAATGTTTAAATTCCACTTTTTTAAGATAATTTTTAATTATTTTTTTACATTTTCTATGCACTTTTTCAATTGATATTTTATTAGAATCAGTTACTATTATAGCTTTATGTTTAATATATCCCATTTTTAATTGTTTAATTAAGTTCCAGTTGAACCAAATCCACCTCTTCTATCTTCACTTGATAACTCTTCAACTTCTTCAAATTCAATCTGTGGATATGGTATTATTATTATTTGACATATTCTGTCATTAATATCATATATCCTCATTTCTTCTTCAGGTTTGTCATCTATATTAAAGTATTCAATAGGTTTAAATTTTGCAATTATTTCTCCTCTATATTTAGAATCTATAACCCCAACAGAATTTGTTAGTATTAAATCCTTTTTACAATTACTACTTCTTGGAAATATTAATCCAAGAAATCCTTCTGGTATTTCCATGGCTATACCTGTTCCATATGAAATACATCCATATTCATCTATACTAATAGATGTTGCAGTTAAATCAAGTCCAGCATCTCCAGGTTTAGCATATTTTGGAATTGTAGCTTCAGGTACTAATTTTTTAATTTTTACCTTCATTATTTGTTATATGTTTTACTAATTTAGTTAAATCATTATATGTTTGGAGTAGACCTGCACGATCATCAAGCAAAATATTAAAGAAAGGTTTTCTGCTTTTCCATGGTAATGGAACTCCTTCACAATTAACTCCATCACAAGGTATATTATTTTCTTTACAGAATTTAATTACATATTCCGGATCTTTATAAGTTGTCCAACAAATACATTTACAATTAATACTTTTTAAATCTCTTAGTAATCTTCTTACCATCTCATAAGATTCACCTACTTTATAATAGTCATGTACAGTTGAATTAAAATCAAAGCCTATTACTAATGTATTATGTTTTTTATACTCTGCTAATAATCTTTTATATGATGCTCCTTTTTTTAAATACCTATCTACTTTTTCTTTCATTTTAAATTTTTGAATATCTATCCTAATTTTAAATCTTCTACTGCTAAATGATATAAAGCTATTGCATCAGCTTCATTATCATTTGTAATAGATAAATTATATTTTTTATTTACAGCATCTATAACAGCTTGTTTAGATGCATTACCATTATTTGTAATAAATTTTTTTATTTCTTTTGCAGAATATGCTCTGTAAGGTATATTATTTTCTTCACAAAATAATTTAACTGTTCCATGTTTTTCTGCTTGAGAAATAATAGAAGATTTATGTCTACCTGCCGGTCTTTCAAATACTATTATATTTGCACTTGTAAGATCTATTGCTTCTTTTAATTTAGATATTAATCTTAATAAAGCAAAACCAGCAGATTCATCTCTTGCTGGTTTTAAATTCCATATACCAGAAAAGCCATTTGATGCCCATCCTGTTACAGTAGCAATATCAAGTGCAAGTATTTTATATTCCATTTTGATAAATTGTTTTATTATCTTTTATTACTTCTATTGTTGAGAATCCACTATTATCATTAAGTGACATTTCTTCTAAAGTATCGTATAAAGTTTCACATTCAATAAATCCTTCTTCTTCTTCTGTTGGTATACCAAAATCTTTTATTAATTTACAAGATTTTCCATATCTGTATCATCTTTAAAATGATATCTTTCCCATACAGAATGTTTTACATCAACATAATTTTTACTCATTTTTTACTACTAATTTATCTTTATCAATAATTAATTTAACTAATTTACCAGAATATCTTGTATAAGATCTTCCGCCATCAATAGTAGCAGAATTATCACTACTTTTTACATAATCATGTACATGACAAGAATATAATATATCTCCATTTTCTGCTTCTACTGCATTTATTGGTTCAGAAAAAGCTGAAGAAGCATTAACAATATATATTTTTAATTCTCCCATTTTTGATTCAGTAAAAATACCAAAATAATTAGAATAACCATTTGGTGGATTCTCCTGATAAAAAACAGCAGATGGTATATCTATCCATTCACCTTGCCTATTTTTTAGTTGAAAATCACCAATATAAGTTGCATTATATTTATTTTCAATTTTTTTTATATCTATATTTTGGTATCTTCTTTTTATTACTCTATCTTCCATATGTTTTAAAATATATTTTTAATAAGTTTATATACTTTGGCTTTAGAGGAAAAGAATTTAAAAAATGCTCTAAACCAAAGTCTTCAATAGGCAAAAAGTTTTTAATTAAAGGGTATTCTAATAAATTTATTGCATGATCTGAATCATAATATATTTTATATCTTGGATTTTTAAACCAAAATCCTAATGCAAATTCTAAACAATTTAAATCATGATCTTCTTCAATTAAATTAACTTCAATATCTGAACCATTATTATGTTGATTGCTATTTGGATCATATATTGCCATTTTAATTATTTTTTAAGCATTATTGAATTTAGAAACAAATTCTTCAAATTTATAATTTATGTCGTAAAACCAATATCCCTTTATGGTAGGGGTAGTTCACTAATCTTTTCTTTATGTTTATCAATTAATGAATTTAAATAATTATTATTATCACCATAAGATGTATGACATTCTCTACACAATGCCATTAAATTTTCTATGTTATTCACTAAATCGGGTCTTCTTTTTCTAGAATATATGTGATGGATATCTACAGCTTTTGCTCTATTACAATACTCGCACATAATATAATCATCTTCTGAATATCCAAAATAATCAAGATATACCCTTGTATAAGATTTCATCTGATTTAATTCTTATCTATTTGATTAATGTATTTTTTAGCAATTTCTTTCATAAACTCTTCTTCATTATCAGTATATGTTATTCTACCATCAAGACTAATATTTGGTGGTATTGGTACTTTTGGATTATTTTTTACTTCTGAACCCTCTTCATCATCTTTTGGTGGTTTACCTGTTAAAGAAGAAATAATACAATGACCTCTACATACTCTGCAAATATTTGTGTAAGATAATCTAGATGTATTTTCTATATATCCTGTACCATCGCAAATTGGACATTTTTGCCACATAATATTTATTTTTAGATTTTTTAAGAAAGGAGAGGGGAGCATTATGCCCCACCTCCTTAAACAATTAACAACCTATACATTTTGTATGATTTGTTTTAAACCATCCCCATAATTCAGTTCTAGTTTTCTTATTAGGTATTTGTAGAGTAGCTTTTCTGAAAGCTATTTTATTACCTACTCTTCTATTTTCTCTGTCCTTGTAATAAAGACCTACTTTACCTTCAAATTCTTCAGACCCAATAGTAATAATACATTTTGTATAATTTCTATATTCAACTTCTTTTACAATGTTATTAGTGTAACTTAATATTTTAGTTACTTTTGGAGCAAATCTTGGCTTGTACACTCCATGTTCCCATTTTACATTAAAATTAATCATCTGCTAATTTTTTTGCTTCATTATAAATAAATTCTCCATATTCTTCTTCTGGTACTATTACTAATTTTACTTCAGATCCATTAAAATAAAGTTCATTTAATAAATTAAAAATGTCTTCATTAACTTCTAATAGTGTAGCTAAACTTATTGTAGCTGTCCTATCTGCTTTAATTCTTGTTTGATTGAGCTTTGCTCCAATTTTTAAACTTGCCATTTATTATCTTTTAAATTTACCATTTCTTTTATCTTCCAAGTTTGAAAGATAATTTTTATATTGTGTTTTCGTAAAAACTTTATATCCTATTTTCTTATTTCTTACATATCTTACAAAATTTTCAGGTGCATAATCTTTAGTTCTTGCACACCAACATATTAATGCTGAATTTATATCAAATATACCTTCATATGGCATATTATGGATAAGATTAAATTTTATACCATTTGTTAATTCTATCTCTACTTCATCCATTATAATATAATTTTCCCTTTATTTAAATATATATCTCTATCTACATCCCATATATTAAAAGTCTTATGCCATTTATATTTATCAAGACCATCTAAAATTTCATTAAGAGCTTTTTCTCTTTTATTATTAGATAAAATATAAATTAAAGGTGTTCCACAAGATTTTTGACTTTCAGTTAAAAAATGAAAAGGTGCTATAGAATCAAAATCACCTAATAATGATTTTACATAATCTATATTATTTTTAACTGCTTCTGTATAAAAAACAGCTTGTATAGGATAGCTAAATCTTTCAGCTGATTGTTCAAATTGAGTATTATATTCAGGTATTTTAAAATCTACAATATATAATACATTATCTATTACAGTCATATAATCTATTAATCCTTTACATGAAACATCTTCCCAAGTAAAATATAAATCTGTTTCATAAATACCTTTTTGTTCAAATAGCCATTTACTATATTCATGGCTTTTTAAACTTGATACTATTTTTTTAGCAAGATCATATTCTTTATTGGATATTAATGTTTTATCACCTAATTCTATTAAATATTCCCAATAATAATTACTTTCATTTAATTTATTTAATATAGTTTCATCAGAATATTTTCCTTTGCCATAACCATGATAATTTGCTGCATATATTAAAGCATTTTCTTTTGTGTCAAAACTCTTAGGTTCTTTATACATAGAATCATATGCTAATCTTATTATTGATGCAACAGTATCAGTTGGTTTATCAATTTCACCTATATGATATTTTTCATAAAACTCTTCAATATTATGTGATAGCATATCTCCAACTATTGTTCCCATTAACATTGAGGATTTTTCTTCAAAATATAATGGTTTTTCTTTTTCTATTTTATATCTATGTAATCCATAAATTAATCCTTTTAATTCAGATTGTGATAACCCTTCATTTTTAAAGTAATTTTTTATTCTTTCTATTGTATTCATCAGTATACTTTTTTAAAAATTTATAATCAATTAATACATCTTCTCCTTTAATCATTTTATTGATTAATTTCTTATCTATACCAATGCTCTCATACATATTAATTAATTCTTTATTTAAATTTTTTAAATGTTTTACTTCACTTGAGCTAATACCATCCATATTATATCCAGTAATTTTCATATTAAAATATGATAAATGAGCAATAGCATAACTATTAGGTTTTACCTCTTTTTTACACTCTGCTTTAATATATAACACTAAACCATTTGAAGCTACTGTTTCATTTAGTATTAATGTTGTATTATTTTTATTTTTATTTATTAAATCTAATATGAAATTCATTGCTGTATTTTGTCCTCCATCAGTAGTTAAATATATATAATTATTAGTAAACCCATTAGAGTAAAAATTAGCAACTCTTTCAACCTCTTCCTCTAAAAGGTTATTTATATATAAAAAACCATCAGTGACATTCATTGTATCTTGTTCCAAATTTAACATCTATATTTATTGGTACATTTAATTTAATTTTCTCATTTACAATTTTAATACATTTAAAAAGATATTTTTTAATATCTTCTTTAGATATATTATTATCAAAAGTAAACATTAATTCATCATGATATTGAAAATTTACTTTTATTTTTTTTGATACTTCTTTTAAGAATAAATCAAAAATATAACTACCTGTTTCTTGATTAATTAAATTAAATATATCCTTTTCATTTCTCAATGAGAGCCAAAAACCAGAAACTGGATTATAAACCCAATCTTGATTGTTAACTCTTTTTCTTTTAAAATCTTCAGCTGCCTGTTTAACAGATTTATTCATTTCCCAATAGGCATTAAATAAATTTTCAGCTTCTTTTATAGGTAATTTAGTAGATTCTGATATTTTAGGTGGGTAAGCCCCATATAAAAGACCAAAACCTGCTGTTTTAGCTATAGATCTCTTTTTATGTATCTCTTTATATTTTTCAGTTTTTTCATTTTCTTTATTTTTATAATATTCTGCTTCTTCTTTTGTAATTAAATTAGCTAATACTCCTAATGATAAATGAGAATCATATCCTTTTACTCTTATTTTTTTAACATAATCGGGGTCATAGAAATACATAAAATGTTCTTTAGCAGAATTTTCAAGTGAAGATATATCTGACCCACACATTAACTGATTTTTATCAGATATAAAATTACCTCTAATTTCTTCCCAATAAGGTTTTCCAAAACCTACAAGATTTGCTACACCTTTATGTCTAATACGAAGAGTTGGGGTAATCCCAGCTATATCTGCAACAATATACCCATTTACTTGATCCCTCAAAAAACCTTTTAATACACCTATTCTATGTTTCAATACACCCATAGATTCAAGAGATTCTAATTCAGGATATTTATCATACATTGATGTTATTGATTCACATATTTCACCAGAATTTCCATTTTCTTTACTTATTTGGGGAGACTTACTTATTTCACCAGATTTTAATATAGATTTTTTATACCATAAAGGTTCCCAACCTATTGAAAATAAATAATTTTTTATTTGAGATTGAGAATTTCCATTAGGTAAATTAAATCCTGTTATTTTTGGTATTGTAATTTTTTCATTTACAGTATATCCTAAAGCTATTAATTCATTAAATTCAGGATCTTTTTTAGTGTAATATGTATTATCTTTTTTTATATAATTTTTATAAGTTATTGATCCAAATTTTGGTATTTTTGGAAGTATTGTTTCTAATTTTTCTTTTTTCTCTTTATATATTTTATTTAATTTTTTTAAGTTTTCTTTTAAAAATGGTATATCTAATTTTAATGGATTTTCATGTTGTATTTTTATAGAATATATTTTAAACATTAGATATTTAATAATTTTTTCAGGGTTATTCTCATAAAGTTTATTGAGTAAATTTATTTGTTTTTCCCATAATAAGTTATTTATCTCTACATCTCTTTCACATCTTTTTGTATATTCTTCATAACTTAGTAAAGACCAATCACTAATTGAAACTTTAGGATATTTAAAATAATTACCCCACCATTCTAAGCCATGTTCAGGAGCTTTAGGGAAAAGATACCATGACAGTATTAAAGTGTCTATAAATGAATTTGGCATCTTTATCTCTAATAGCTTTTCAAGAACTTTAAAATCGTATAAAACAATGTTATGTCCAATAAATGTGTAATCTCTATTAAATATCTCTTTTATTTTCTTAGGATTATTAGTTGTCAAAATAGGATTGTCTCCTATTTTATATGAAAGACAATGTATTTTAGTTACTGAATCTAAGAGACCATCAGTTTCAATATCAAATACACATTTTATTCTCATAATATAAGTACTATTAATTTTTTACTTCTTACATCTTTTAATGATATAAAATCTTCACTTATTGTCATAATTATATTATCATTTCTCCAAATTATAATATCATCCTGATCAGTGTTAACTATTTTATAGAAAGTCTCAGTCCAAGCCTTTTCTTTAGAAAATAATTTGAGGTTAATTTCAGACTTATTAAATTCTAAAATTAAATAATCTATATTATTTGGTCTAGATATTTCCTCATTTTTTTCACTTGGATTTTCAACAATATATACTTCTTTAACATTTAATAAGTATCTATTTTGCGAAAATAAATTTATACTTAATAATAAAAATAATAATATAATTAACTTTTTCATTTATTTATAATTTAAAATTTCTTCTTTAAAATTTGGTGGTAAATCTAATTCTCTATCATCAGGGGGAAAATAAATACCACCATTAAAAACTTCATTCATATATTTAATATATTCATCCCAAAATCCTTCAGTATCTTTTATTAATACTTGGTATCTTTTATTCATATATTCATATTGTCCAGTAAATTTAAAATCTTTAATATTAGTTTTTCTTAAATCTTTTTCTGAATAAATTTTAGAATAATTTCCTAATAAAAAATCTTTCTTCCAATCTTTATTTTCTAAAAATATTTCTATAAGAATTATGGTATAATCTCCTGTTTCATAAAAATCTATTAAATCTTCTCTATGTCTATTTATAAATATATCTGCATTATCAGATTTTAATTTTAAAAATAAACACTCAGGATTTAAACCATAAGCAATATAGTCCATATCATCTGCATATATACCAACAGGTACTCCAGCCCTAAATAATCTGACTAATGAAGAGAATACTTTATCATTAGTAACTAATGCGGGCCCTAAATACATAGTAGTTTTATTCAAAATATTAATTTTACATTAATATAAATAAAATAATTTAATTCTATTACTAAAAATATTAATTTTATTGATACACTATCATGATTAAAATACGTGTGCTTTCTTTGACTTTAATTTGTAATTGGATTAGCTGTATATCCATTAGGAGTGTTATTAGTATAATAAACTTCATGTATTTGAAAATATATTTCACCATTATTTTCATGTGCTAATATTCTGTAATTCCAACTCATTATTTAATTGATTTCTTTTAAAAGTTCTATTCCATCATCATTTCACAATTTTTGAATATTATCAAATTTATTTTTATTTTATTTTTTAATTGATGTTTAATTTGATTAATTTTTTCTCATAAACTTTCCTGCTAATTTACACTCATCTTTGAATTGGTACTCTAACCATAAAGCAGATGCTACACAGTTAAATCAATTAGATGCTAATTCTTCTTTATTATTTTTTAAATGACCACTTATATTTAATAAATCAAATATAGTATAATTTAACGTATTTGGCAATTTTTTTATAATATTTCACTTAAAAGATATTATTTCAGTTAATGGTTTTAAATCATTACATTTAGGATTAAATTCTTCCCAAAATAATTTAGTTTTCATAAAATTATCATCTGCTATTTCTTTAGCTTTTTCCCACATTCCTTCAGGTGCTATTTGTGTAGAAACTAAAAATTTTTCTATAACTCTTGAAGAATTTGGATCATCCCTATATTCATTATATTCTGTATATCCAAGTTTAATAGTTTCTGGTATTGTAGCTAATATTTTCTCTGAATTATCATATATATGATAATATATTTTAGACATTTCCATTTCTTTTGGAAAATATTTACCTTTATACACAATAGATTTAAAAGAATATGTATTAGAATGATGAATACCTGAATTTGAGTACCATTTTCCGCTACTATCTGCAACTTTACAAGTTATATGAGAAGAAGTTTTTATTTCTATCCATCTACAAGGAGACCAATTTCCATTCCACCCTTCTCTATCAATATAATATTTTTCTTCATATCCTAAAAGTTTAAAAAGAGTAAATCCGCCATTATAATCATGAGAGATAATAGTTACACCTATTAATTTATCTAAAAAAGATTTTACTTGACTAAGATAAGTCTCCCATTTTTGTTTTAATTCTATTTTTTTAGCTATTTCTAATTCTTTTTCTAAATCTTCAATTGTTTTCATTATTTATTTTTTGATATTCTTTTAAAATTTCTCTCTCTAAATACCATTTAGCTTTTTCTAAATCTTGTATTAAAAAATCTTTCTTACCTGCTCTTGATATATACTTAACAACATTACCTAAATTAAAACCTAACCCCCATGCTTCAATAACTTTTATAGTTTCATATGGATTATCTTTACCCCCATAATGTTTTGGATGATCTATTAACTCTTTATTATTTTCCATTTTATTAAATTTAAAAAATGAGGGATTTCTCCCTCATATTAATGATTATTTAAGTGAACTACCCCTAACCTAAAGGGATAGGGGTTTTACGGCTTATTTAAATAAATTATAAATCTTTAATACATCATCACTTTTATCAAGAGTTTTAGCTGATGGTGTACATGTCATAGCTTCATATAAATCTAATGAACTATATTCTCCACTTGATTTATAATAAAGATTTTTTACACCATTTCTATCTTTTGAAGAGGATATAAAATTTACCATATTAATATATGGAGAACTTAATCCAGAAGATGTCAAACATTTTTGTGCTAAAGACCCTAATATATTATTTAGTGATTCTTCTTTATAAGTTGTAGATTCAAGAAAACCAAGAGCATCACTTAGCACATTCATATCTGTTTCAGTTTCATCTATAAAAGGTATAATATTATCATAGATATCATAGAAACTTGTACTGTTAAAATGAGCTGTTTTAATACTTTTTGGGCTAAAAACACTTAAATTCAAACACGCTTGATTCTCCCATCCAGAATATATTTTCATTACAGGATTTTGAACATCTAATCCATATAATAAACCTATTATTCTTTTTCTATCTCTATACTCATAAGGTAATATACTCTCAATTAATACTCTTGTATATGTCTCATCAACTACATCTTCATCAATAGTACCTTCTTTAGGTCTTTCAACCTTTATCCTCATAGAGGTTGTGCTTGGAAATTTTTCAATAAAAGGCTCTACAAGTTCTCTTGTTGAAGGAAAAACTGCTGTACCTCTTCTGTAAGATTTACCTTTTAATAATTCATCTATTTCCATTGATTATTTTTTTTAAAATTTTTGAACATTCATCAAAATATTTAATTTTTAATTCATCAGGATCTTTACATCCATATTTATAAGGTATATATACTTCTCTTGAATTTGGTATATATTCAAGTAATGATTTTGAACACTCTCTTCCAGGAATATCATTATCATAAAATATTACAATGTCTTTAAAATTTTTACATATATCCTTTAAAATCTTAGGTTTACAACCTTCATTCATTGTAAATAAAGTATTAAAACCTGCATTTTTTAATTGTCTGTAATCTTTATATGATTTTGATATAACTATCTGATCGGTATTATCCCATATTCCACCCAAGTCTTCTTGATTTGAATTTGTTATAAATCTTATAGAAGTATCAGGAAGAACTATTTTAATATTACCAGAAGGATAATTAATAGCATAAGCTAAAATAGGATAAAAATAATAAAAATCATATGGGTTCTTTTTACTATTACATTTGTAAACTTCCACCTTTTTTATATTATCTTCTTCTAATTGCTTTTTAGTTATACCACGTTTTAACCAGTATTCCTTATCTAATTTACTGTATTTACCTTCTTTATAGACCAAATTGAATTTAAAATTAGAATATTCAGCTTTAGTGACAACTTTTCCATCATATATATGAATTTGATAAATCTTATTTACTGCTTCAATATAAGATAAGTTAAATTTATATCTCATACCCTCTATAATATCTAATTTATTAAATATTGGAGAAGCATAATCATAAAATATGTATTTTTCACCTTTTAATTCAATCCAGCATCCTGGTCTATTATCTTCTCTAAAAGGTGATGTATATTTTGTATTTGGAAATACTTTATAGCCAAAAATAGTGGACCAAATTTTCATTTGATCCACCACATTAAAATATACCTTATCACTAAAGTAATAGTTCATATTAGAAGTCTATTTCTGGCTTTTCTGCTCTTTCAGGTTTATTCATTCTATCAGAATATCTTGGATTTACTTCAAGATCAACATCAGGATTAAGGGTAAATAATCTATTACCTTTTGTTGCATAAGTAAATTTTGGAACTTCAAGATACCCATTACTTTTATACCAACAAAACAATCTACCTTTTAAATCTCTTGAATTTGAAGGCACCAAACCTTCATAAATCTTGATTACATCTTTAAAAGATGTTGGTTTTGTCTCTGTAAATTTCTTAACAATATCTTCTTCAGATACATAATTAGTTAAAATAGATCTTAATTTACTATTAATACTATTAACTTGTCTCTGAATGTGTTCCTCAGATGAAAGGTCTCCTTTAAATCTATCATTTGGTTCAAAAATTCTATCTTGAATTGTTGCTCCACTATCTGATGAAAATTTAATTAAAACACTATTACCTGTATCTGCTGATTCATAAGTTAATGATTCTAAAAATACATTATCATTAACTCCTGCTTGCATAAATGCCTTATCTACTGCTATTCCTCCAAAATCTATGTTCATATTATATTATATTATTAATTAATAAAAGGATTTTCAATATTTGATTTAGATGTATCAACATCTTCTAAATCATCCACAAATTGATATTTTTCTCTACCTAATGCTTTTAAGTTAAAATGACTTAAAGCTCTTCTAATTACTTCAATTCCTACTTTTTGACCATATTTATTGGTCAATTCTTCTGCAATTTGAGCTGGTGTACATCTTGAACACATTTCTGAAAGCTCACTCTTGATTAATTTAATCATTTTTTAAATTATTTACTTTTAATATATATTTTATCCCAATAAGTTTTATATACTCCATCAATAGTTTCAGCTACAAGAATTTTTTGATTTCTTAAATGTACAGCTCTGGATCCACAAATAATTTCATCAGAAGTTATAAAATTAAGATAAGTTTTATCACCCTCTCTTTGTAAAAGAGCAATTGCATCAACATCTGCACTAACTATTGATTTTAATTTTCCACTTAAATCTAAATCTGCTGCTTCTACTTCTTTACCTTCCTTTTCAATTGATTTTGCTCTTAAGTGTCCTAGTAATATAATATTATCTGCCCAAGTATAAATTGTATCTAATACTTTATTAAATGCAATTCTTAACCATAGATACCCAGCACCATTTGGTAATTCAAGAATTGAATCCCCAGTAAAAGTTTTACCTTGAGGTGTATCCATATAGGATTTTTTTGCTAATGGCAAAACTAAATCCTCTAATTTTGTAATAGTATCTATTATTATATACTCATAAGGATTACCTGCTTCTTTAATTTTTTTACCAATTTCAGATAATACTGCAATGGGATCTTTTTTTTGTTCTCTTGCTTCTTTTATTACATCAATTTTTTGCGAGCTAATAAAATTTAGCCCTTCTTCTAAATCTAAATGCAAAGCATTTGGTAATTCAGCAACCAATGTTGATTTACCAGCTTTTGGTTTAGAATATATAATCAGCTTTTTAGGGTTAACCCTTGTAGCTTCTACTTTCTTAGTAGGTAATATCATTCTAAAATTAATTTATTTAACCATTCTTTATTTGACCTTGGGACTTTATTTAAAATACAATAAAAGTCCCTAATTGTCATTAATGAAATATTTGAATCTTCTTCCTCTTTATTTATTTTAGTAAAATGTTTCAATGGTATTTCATATTTTTGATATGTTTTTCCCATATATTCCCAATTTATTAATGGATAATCTTTTACTGCTTCAGTATCTAATCTATGCCATCCAATATTATAAATATTAAATTCAGCATTTTCCAATTCTTTAGGAAAAACTCCTATACATACTTCACCATTGGATATAAAAGTTTTTTTAACTGTCATTTCTTTCTATAATTTTCATGTTTTTAAAATCAGCTTTCATTCTAATTACTTTGTTTGCTTCATTATTTCTATTTTTTAAAATATGCCAATACACATCTTCTTGAGTACAAGGTAATCTTTGAGGTCCGTAAAATTGAAGATTTAACATATAAGGAATATGAGATACTATTACCATATCTGCTGACATATAAAGACCATCACTATAGCTAAAATCTCCCTTTTGAGGATAATGCATAGTTGGTACTTTTTTTCTATCAGAACTCTCTATTTCCCTATTTAATTGTGAAGCAATAAAAGCTGTTATAGGATATTGTTTTTTAATTATATTCCAAAACTGACCTAATTCATACAACATATCAGTTGTAGTGTTATGATGTGCAGATTTTTGAACTAAAATACTGTGATCCAAAAACATAAGCATAGGTTTTTTGTATTTATCCCATACCCATCCTATTGTTTCTGCCATTTTATTTATAGTTTTAGGGGTATCAAAATACAATACATTTTGCTTTTTAATTTCCTTTGCTTCTTCCTCAATTTCTAAAATTTCTTTGTCTGTTAATAAACGTTCTGATGCAGATAAAATATCTCTCATTGATAAATTACTCCTTGATGATAATTTTCTAATTATTAAATTTTTAGATAACATCTCAAAGTTGAAATTTACTGATATCATATCTACGTCATTATTAGACATTATCCTATCTTCTAAATTTGCCATTAGAAGAGTTTTACCAGATCCGCTTAATCCCGCAATTAAATTTAGTGTACCTTCTTCAAATCCATTTAATGTTTCATTATCTAACTGTTTCCATTCTGTTTTAAAACTCTTAATTTCTCCACTTTTTCTTTTTTTAATATACTCTATAGCCTCATCTGTGGCCTCTTCAATAGTTTTACTTCCATATGGATTGTCATTCATATAATCTTAGTATTACTAAAACCAACTGTTGAATTATTAATAAATTCTTTAAGAGTTGATGTTTTTGTTCCATTAATAACTTTGTATAAGAAATAATCAGCTTGACGAATATACTTTAATTCTCCAAATTTACTATCTATATATTCTTTAGTATATTGTAGTATTTCATCAAAAGTATATTTTTCACTTTTAATAAATCTTATTAAGTTTCTAATAACAGCTTGTTTATCACCCTCAGCTCCTGGTTTTAATCCTTTAAATAAATCTCTGTATTCTTGGTACCTTAATTGTACTTCTTCTGTAATATTATCAGATACTCCAATTCTTAAAATATCAGCTTTTGATATTTTAATTTTTGAAATATCTAATTCATGTTCAATAGCAAAAAGATAAAGGAGAGCAGCTTCTACATCTACTACTCCTTTTTCTTCAAGCTCATTTTTTAATATCTGATAATTTGATATCATCTGCATATAAACTTTCTAAAAAATTATCTATAACCGGATGAGAATAAACTTCTGATAAATGTGAATAAGGATCATCTTCAATAGGATATTTTACATATCCTTTACTGGTTCTTAAATCTAGACCAAATTTAGTAGCTCTATTCATTAAATATTTATTGCCTTTATATTCAATCCAAAAATGTGCCCCATTATTTTTTGTTTTATAATTAAAAGTATTTTTTAATTGTTCTAAAACTTCTTTAGGAATATGATCAAATCCATTTTTATCATTTTTTACATCTACATCTAAAATAACATAATTATCATCCATTGAAACTGCTAAATCGTACCCTTTTGGTGGTAAACCCTTAAACCTTTTATATTTTGGGATTTGTCCCCATAATATGGTTGGTTTATTATTTTTTAAAAGAAATGTTCTCATTAGAAAATGTATTGACTATGAGCTTCTCCTTTTGTCCACCATTTACCGTAATCATTATTTTCAGCATATTTAAACACTTTTTCTATTTCTTCCTCTAATTCAGTAGTTACTTCAATATTACTTATTTTATTTAATAAATCTAATAAATTATGAATTGAAAAATATTCCATATCTTCTGAATCATTTTCAACTTCATTTAAATAATTTATAAATCCACATAATATAGTAGCATCTGAATTTCTACTACCAACTTCAAAAGTTAATTTATTATTTTCTATAAATTTTTTTACTGTTTCTTCCATTATACTATATTTTCGTAACCATTTTCTTCAATCCATGCATCAAGATCAAAGTCACTTCCCAATTCTTCAAATTTATCCCCCAATCCAATTCTTTCCCATGTTTCTTTTGTATTTTGGAGAGAACTAAATTGTTTAGTTTTTTCGAGGTAATCTTTTGGTATTAATTCCTCTAATAAGCTTTTTATACTCATAATAGTTTAATTTTTACTTTTAGTAATTCAAATGTTTCATCATCTATTTCATGTGTGGATAACCAAATATTAAATATTTTATCTATTATTTTAGCGTTTTTTTTCATTTCTTTGACCTTTTCATCAAATTTATCACTATTAAAAATAGATTCATATTCAACAAGTTTATGTAGCATATCTTGATATTTTATTACAATATTATCTGTATTATATCCTCTTTTATGATATTTTATGCACCTTTCAAATTGTCTTAATAATTTTGAAATATCCCATATATTATCAGAATAAAATGCTGGATTCCACTTATTCCAATGAGCAGTTTTACCATCTTTTTTTGATAAGTCTAAATACTCCATTGTTTGAAGGTCATATCCTTTTGATATAATATCAAGGTCAAAAGATGAGAGTACACTAAAAATATTATTAGCATATTTTTTATAAATTATATTTACATCAACAGCTAAATTATATTTCATTTTAATAGTTACTATTCCTATTTTATTAATACCAAGTCTTTTACCATTAGTCCATTCTTTAAATTTCCACTGTTCAAGTGGTTCAATAAGTGTAAACATATCATTATAATACATAGCATATAATAACTTTGTAAAAGATGCTTCATCATAAAGAAATATATCTACATCTTGTCCTTCAAAATATTCTAATAAACTTGATCCACTTATACAACCTTTAATATTGGATTGGGACTTAACCCAATCCAATACTTTATTAATAATATTCTCCATTATATGTGCTCTACTATACTTTCATAAGCTTTTTTAATTTCTTCTATAGTATAGATTTTATGCAATTTAACAATCCCTTCATTGAAATATAAACCAAACTCTTCAAAATCAGAAATAGTATTAAATTGTTGCATTACAGCATTTAATTTATCTGTTTTACTATTTTTAGTTTCATTTTTTATCCAATCAAGAGCTTCTTTTTTAATAGTTTCAAGTAATGGAGTTGTAATACTTGTTTTATTCTTATACTCTCTTAGTTTTGAATTTTTAAGCAATTCTTCAGTTTCTTTTACAGCATCTTCAAAAGTATCTACTTTTGATTCTTTAAAATTCTTCTTTTTTAATATGGATGCAAGTACTATAGCTTTGTGTGCTTTTTCTTGCTCTTCTACAAATGATGCATTTGTTATCGGTCCATTAGGACCTATTAAATACCCACCATTTTTTAATTTCAATTCTTCTTTTGATAAAAAAATCATAATAATTTAATTTAAATATTTTACCCAATTTTTTATATATTGTATATTCTCATTTGGTACATCAAACCAATCAGCATATCCAGCTAGTGTATAATTACTTGTTGTATGTAAAGATATTATTTCACCAATACTCCATTGACATATTTTTTTACCATCATCTTTTTTTATATATTCATCTCCTTTATGCCATTTCATACATGGACTATGATTATCACCAAATACAATTGCTGTTTTATATGTTTTAGGACTTGATACAATCTTTTTAAAGTATTTTTGATCATTATCTGTTCCACATTCATTATAAATTTCATTTATATCTAATGAATCTAATTCAGAATAATCATATAATTTACTTTTTGTTCCTGTAATTAATATATCTGTATAAAATAATTCAGCAAATGTTTTAGCGTATATTAAAATATTTGAAGATATTGATTCAGGTATTGATCCTGAAATATCAATAATTATTATATTTTTTTGCATTTCAGGTAATTCAAAATCACCAATAGGTATACCAAATTTTTTAGTATAAAGATTTGGATTAAAAATTGCTGTATTTGCTAAATTTACGACTATAGAATCTTCTATAACATTGAACCAGTATGGTAATAAATGTAAATCTCTTAATACCTCAATATCTACTTTATAAGAAACATCTTTTAATAAATCATTAAATTCTAATTTAGTTTCTGTAATTCCTCCTAAATCCTCTTTACTATGTTCACTTTTTGCTAATGTAAAACTTTTATTATATGAAAAATTATTTTCTTTTAATAATGCTCTCCAGTCTAATTTAAATTCTGATCTTTTCATTATCTCCCATAAAACTTCATATTCAAGCATTCTAACACAATTATCATAATTTCTAATTTCTGTTTTTATAAAAGGTATCCCTAAAGGTATTAAACTAAGGTCTTCATTATTTTCTACCAAATAAACAATAGGTAGTTTAAATCTTTCACTTTGAATTAATTTTATCATAATAAATTTTTTTGTAAGTCAAGCCAAGATATTTTTTCATTTTTTTTCCATATATATCCAGATTTTAATTTAGCATCTTCTTTAGTATTTTCTATTAATACATTTAATATTGGTTCAATTGTTGTTTTATACGGAGTATTTGCATTTTTAATTATCATTTCAACAGCTTTATCTACACTTCTTGGTGTAAAATAATTTACATTTGAATTTGTAAATGATTCTTTTGATATAAGATCAGATAAATCTGATAAAATAGATTCTGGAATTGCTGTGTATTTTTCATACATATATTTACCCCATATATTCCTATTAAATTTTACATCGTAAAATATAAATCTTTCTTTTTGTTGAGGAGTCATTATTGTAGCTCCTTGTGGATTACCAGCAGCAATAATCATAATATCAGCTAATTTTCTACCACTAATTGTTCTTCTGTCCTCTAACAAATTTAAACAAGCATTTAATACCATAGGTATTGAATTCAATACTTCATCAAAGAATAAAATGTCACCATCTTTCATATTTAATAATGTATCATAGTCAAAAAAAGACATTTCTTCTTTGTCCTGTTTTGGCAATGCTATTCCTGATATTTCATTTGGCAGTCTTTGAGAGGCTATAAATGTAACTAGGTTTACTCCTTTTTTCTTTGCAAATTGAGATATCATTTGACTTTTACCGTATCCAGGATTGCTTCTAAATAATGGTATACAAGTTCTTCTTAGATTACTATCTTTATAAATACTCTCTAATACTTCATTTATTGTATTCATATAACATATTTTAAACAGAAAAAGGTCTCATTAATGAGACCTTTTTTTAATATAAATTATTGATTTTTAATTATTTTAGCACCCTTTAGGGTCTTGCTTCCTCCTCCCAATAGGTTATTTCAGGTATAAAGAATATACAACCTGACCTATTCTTTATATTGCTATAAAGATAACTTATTTTAGTGTTTAAGGGTTTTGACACTCTTAATAACAAAAATACGAATCATAATAAATTTTCATTTTTTAAGTTATTAAATATTTCTTCATCTATTGTGTTTTTTACAAAAACACAATGATAAACTGTTTTATTACTTCTTAAAGCTCTTCCTTGTATTTGAATAAAACTAAGAAAATTTGAAAAATCTACTTGTTGATTTATAACATGACTCAAATTTGGAATATTATGACTTTCTTTCATCATTCCAACTACTGCAAGATTATTTATATCACCATTTTTAAATTCTTCAATTATCTTAGCATTTATTTTTGTATTATTCTTTGAATTTACAGAATATGGAAATTTTTCACAAGATTCAATTGAATCTGTAAATAAAATCTTTTTACCTTTTAAACTTTTAAATAGTTCTTTTGTATATCTAAATTTATATCTACTTATAAAATCTTTCCTTTTTTTACCTGCCATATCTTTAAAGAATTTATATTTTTTAAATTCTTCAAGAGTTGTTCTATTCAAATAATAATCATCCTTTATACTTAGATATTTTGTAACTGCTTCATTATACTCTTTGTTAAGTATTTCATAATGTTGCTTAGAGTTACAAATTACAGTAGTTTTTTTACTCCATTTATTATGTGTATCCCATTTTTCAAATGGTATTGTAACAGTTTGTTTAATTGGATTTCTTTCACATATGTAATAGTTGGCTTCATTACCTAATTCTACCCAATGTACTTTAATTTTAGGCACAGGTAATAGTCCAATTTTAACAGCTTCTGATATAGTTATAGTATATCTATAAGTTTCTGGATTGTGATTAAGGATCATTTTCCATTTTTTTTCTATCATTGTAGCCGAAAGGTATAAAATATTTCCTTTATACTTTTTTATATGATTCATTACAGTTAATGATATATGGTGAGCCTCATCAAATATAATATATTTAAAATTTGATAAATCTACTTTATGGAAAGATCTATAAGTAGAGAAGCTATAATTATCTTTTTTGAAACCATGCTTATTAATTTCATTTAAAATATTTTGTGCATGTGATATTTCATAATGAACAATTAATACTTTTCCACTTGCTAAATCCAGTGCTTGTTTTGTTTTCCCAATTCCTGTTGCAAATTCTAATAATATATCTTTATTATTTTCATGTATTTTTTTTAATTTATTTTGTATTTTATCCCTTTCTTCATTAGACTTCATTTATTAATATTTTTACTGTTTTTATTTTTTTTAAATCTCTATCTGAATTATAAGATCCAAATTCATCTTCATATTTTTGTATTGCATCAGTTTTATTCTCAGCTATTGTAGAAATTAAAAAATTTTCTGAATTTTCTTTAATTTCTTTTACTGCGTAATATAATTTGAATAATTTATTTTTATTCTCTATTTCTTTTATTTCTTCTTCTTCTTCATCAAGATCAATTCCAGAATAATATAAAAAATCATCAATATCAAAAGGTAATATAATTCTACCTTTTCTGTTTTGAGTTACTTGTGCTACTCTATACTTTTCATCTTCGTAATTATTTGTAATATATGGGAATATATTTGAGTATTTTTCTTCATCAAAATTAAAAACAGAATCTTTTAATTTTTTTCTTATTTCATGATATTGTTCTTCATTACAATACATAGTGATAGGTATAAATCTATCTTTGCTCTTTAGTGTCATTCCATATTAATTTAATTATATACTCTTTAGAAAAGTCATTCAAGTTTATCTCACCTTCAATTTTAACCTTTCCCTTTCTCTCTTCAATTCTAAATAGATCTTTTTCTATTTCTTTAATTTTTAAAAAATTTTTTTCTGTTTCTTTCATAAGTAGAATTTTAAATGGTTATTCCTTAGTATTATTTTCAATATTGTCGTTAAATATTGTCAAAACTACTAATATAAATATTGAAAAAATAAATAAATTTATTACCATTTTATTCTTTTTTTTAAGTATTCTAATAAATATTTTGCATAAGATGTAAGTATTACTTTACCATCATATGTGAAATAATCTTTTTTCTCTTTTTTTGCTTTTTCATATAAATTATGAAACTCATCATAATTTATTTCAATCTCTTTCTCCATTTTAATTTAATAAGTTAATTTTTCTATTACTATATTATTTTTTTCTGCTAATTCATTAATTTTTTCCCACATTTTTGTTGTAGAAAATTCTCCTAAATCTTCAAGATATTCCATTTCTTTCCTTGTATTATGCATCAAATCCCATATCATTGATGCTAAATCAGCAGATTTCATCATTCTTTTAAATTCCATCATATCCTCTGGATCTGATAAATTAAATTTTAATATTGCTTTTGACATGATAATTTTCAAAGTTCATACCAATGACTAAATTTATAATAATCATCAGTCTTGTATTCAATATTTATTTCACTATTTATTTTTAAATTTTTATTTATTACTATCCATGTCCATCCAGTATTCTCTGACCATACGCAACTTCCTATTTCAGTTGAATTATCCTTTTCATTATATAATCCAACTATTTCATTTTCTGGTGGATGATTTTTTTCAATAGGAAATAATTTAATTTCATATTTTAATTTCATAGATGCAACTATTAGTATTAATAATATACGTTTTCATCTTTCGTATCTTTATTATAATCTTTTGTGTCTTGGAACCCGTTACTACATAAAATTTTTAAATGTTATAAGTCATTTCACAGAACCTCTGTAAGAATACGCCACTCTTTAAGCATATTATCCTCAAATGTTACTTCAACAGGGATACCTTTTAGCTTATCAATACTATTAACTTTTGCATCTTTAAGCAATTTTGATAAATAACGTACTATTTCAGCATATTTTTTATCTCTGTCAGCTTCTGTCCATTTGGAGTTTTTAGAATATTTTATATTTTCAGCATCCCAAGCAGAACGACTATCTTGAACACCCCAGTCATTATTGCCAAGTGTTATATGAAGTCCTATCATTGCATTTTGATAACCACCAATTCCAAACTTTACATTTTCTATTCTACCTAATTTCTTTTCCATTATTTTTAAATTATTACACAAAATACTAAATTACTTATAAGTGTATTCTTCTAATTTTTCAATTGATTTTTTCATTTTTTGTTTATTCATCTTGAAACTTCTACAACTGACTCAGGATAATTATGACAAGCTTCTAAGTAATTTATTAGAAATTCAACAAGTCCTTCATAAGAACCCCAACCATTATCAGGATTGAATTTTTTATATTTATTAGGATCTTCAAGTAATTTATTGAGACCTGTATTTAAGATATCTATTAACTCTTTCGCTTGTACTACATTATTGTCTTCAAATTCATGTTGTTTCTCATAATCATCTTCACTTATATTATAGTTACTTTTTAATCTGTATGGTCTCCACAAGGCTTCATAAATATTTCTTTCTAAATCCATATACTTAAAATTTGTTTGTTTGTAGATTAAGTGTTGTTACTTTAATAAAGTTTGACAGTGATTAAATATTTTTACTAGTTCTGCATAAGTTCCTGTTAAACAACCAATTGTGACAGTATCAACAATTTTTAAATCTTCACTAACATCATTCACGTCAAAACCTTTATATATATCAACACACATTTGATTTTTTCTTGTCCATCTTTTAACACACACATTGCCAAATTTCATAGGTCTAAAATAGTGTGTCAAGATGGTGGCAAGTTCATGATGAGTCCCTGTTTCACCATTACAATTTATTTCTACAGTTTTAAAATTATAGATTTCACCAGAATTAACTACTTTAAATGTAACTTTTTGCCCTCCAAAAGTAAATTCTGGTTCTTGAATCTTTTCAACCCATTGTCCATTTTTATATAAAACAATACCTGATTTACAATATTCATCTTCTTCTATATAATAGTCATCATCTTCTTGAACAATAGTTACATTGCCTAATGCAGAAAGTCTCTTAACTTTTGCATTTTTAACTAATCCTTTTTCTTTTGCCATTTTTTGAAGATGCTCGTATATCTCTTTTTCAGTAGCTTTTCTGACAATGTTCTTTTGCCAAACTGTATTTGCTGCTTCAACTGTCATCCATTCCAAATATCTATCTCTTAAAACTTCTGGAGTTGCTTCATTGTATTCTTTTTCAGAAATAATTTTTCTGACAATTTCAGAACCATTTAATAAATATATTATCCATTCATTAATTTTATAATCTATTGGCTTATACCATTTGTTCTGATAATAGACTCCATCTTTTATAGGGTAAAGTTCATCTGTTTCTATAAATTTTACACCATTAATTAATACCTCCATAACTATAAATCTTGTAGTTTTTTTATTTATTTCCTTCATTATCCACTATTTTAAATATTTCTTTAATTTTTGCATCAAGTAAGGATTTGTTGTCACTCAATACAGAATTTAAAACCTTATTTCCTGGATTACTCCAACCAAAACTACTTACAAAAAAATCAGAAAGTTTAACTTTAGCTATTTCAGACCTAATTTGTTCATTAATAAGCTCTTTAAAATCAGGGATGATTTCTTGAACTCCCTCTTTAGCTAAATTTTTGGCTAATTTTTTAATAAACGCATTACTTTTACTTTCTTCACTCTCAGAGTTATTTCCAATAACATCTCTTATGTACTTTCTTACTTCATTTGTTACAATTTCTTTTATTTCTTCTTGTGAAAGATAATCTTCTATTTTAATTTCCATTATCTAATGATTTTAAAAATGTATTTAATTTGGGGCTATTATATTAGTCGTTATCTGAGTAACGGTTGACAATAGTAGCTAAAGTTTTAAGATCTGTAATATAAGTATTGCAAGCAGACTTGTAATTTTCAATTTAATTTCTTAGTTGTGTCAACTCTTTTTCGTAATTTTCTTCTGCCTTAAAAAGCGCAACACTAACTCCAACCATAAAACTTTCTTTATTAATTGCTTCTGAATAGCCAATCGTATCTTTAGTTGCTAATTCAATTTGTTTTCTTAATTCTTTGTTTGTCATAATTATGATGTTTCAAAAGTTAGTTTATATTCAAATCCTGTTGGGAAATAAGGAAGATATTCACTTGTTTCTTTATCTTTTAGTCTATATTCTACATTTTTTTCAGTATCTGTTATTGTTAATCCTCCAGCTCCACCATAATCTAATCTTATACCTAATTCTTCCATTTTTTGATATAGTTGTTCTACTTTTTGCATAAATGGATGCTTTTCTGTTATTACTTTTGTCATAGTGTTTGTAATTTTTTTATAAATTCATCTCTGTCTTCTATAGGAATTTGTACTTCACAATTTGCACCATAATTTTTAGAAGTTATTGGCTGTAAAGTAATTACTCCTAATGTATTGTACATCTTTAAACCAATACATTTGAAATAACCATTTCTACCTATAAAGTTTACTTCTTTACTAAATCTTATTTCTTCCATTTAAAATCTTTTTTATAGTTTTTATTTTGTCCTACATTGTTGCGTGTATTTGCGAGTTATGTGCAAGGCTCGAAGAACTCACACTTTAATACTGGTTTATCTTTTGACAATTTATACCGCTTATCTTTCCAAAACTTAACCAAACAAATTCCCGTCTTTGTAAAGGTTTTATCACTTTTATAGCTTTGATGTTTGCAGTTCAAACAAAGACCTGCACATAACAAGCGGTTAGCGTCATTGCCGAGCCGTTCAGGTATTAAAGATTCGTATTTCATATCAAAATTTGTTTTTAAGTGAAAGTTTTGTGTTCCAAAGTCGGCAACGAACGCCAACCGCCCGAACGTTAGCCGCAAGCCTGTGACAACTCCGCTTTGACATCGTGCCAAAAATATTCATCACAGTAGATTTCTTCTTCATAGGCTTGTTGACCATCAGTGTTTGCGCCACAATTATTTTTCAATATTTCTTCTACTGCAATGATTGCACATTGTTTTGCCAGTTGTTCAATTACAAATCCGTTGATGCTGTATTTGGCACTTAGCAATTCTTTGGTGTAAAAATGAATCAACTCTTTTGCTTTTTCTTTCGGTTTCATTATGTTGTTATTTGTGAGAAAGGCCAGCAGCTAACAGCGGTTTTGTCGCATTGTGGCACTTGTGCCTTTTTTGAAAGTTCAGTCATAAATTTAAAATTTAGTTATTATTTGTTAAGTTTGGTCTTAAATCGCCACAACGACGACAAAGCCGCAAATCGTTAGGTGCCATTTTACAGATACCATCTGAAATTAATAAAACATACACTTAACCATATTCGTCTATCTTGTGGCTGATAGAACACCGCAAATAAACTTCTATCTCTATTCATGTTATCAAAAGTAAGTACAGCAAATCCTATACTCATAAACCTATTCAGCCACAAGTCAAAGAAATGTACCTGAAAATCAAAACGGCACATAACAAGGTATTGCCAAAAGCGTTTCATCCGTTTTTCAATCAACGTTTTTAATTTATTTATCATTTGTATTTCAATTTTAATTTGTACTAATAACCCACGCCTTCGCAAATACCAAAACGTTAGTGGCAAATGCTACGTTACCGCTTCGATTTAACATTTTTCTTCTTTACAGCGTTATTCAAAGCGTTTTCCATCCACAGAGTAAGATTACCACCAGTGGTTAAATTAGCTTGTTCCTGCCACTTCTTT